CCATGACCGTGCCGACCAGGTCCATGCCCTTGCGTTCGGCTTCAAAGACGCCGGTGGCGGCACCAACCGCCACGGCCACCAGGCCGACCCAGTAGAGCAGATCGGCCAGCAGCATCAGACCTTGACCCGCATCAGGCGCTGTTTTTCCCGATCCCAGTCGCGCTGTTTCTCGGTTTCCCGCTTGTCGTGCAGCTTCTTGCCCTTGGCCAGACCTACTTCCACCTTCACCCGGCCCCGGGTGTAGTGCAGGTCCAGGGGAATGAGGGCGTAACCGGCCCGTTCCACCTTGCCGATCAGCTTGTCGATCTGGTCCCGGTGCAGCAGCAGCTTGCGGGTGCGGGTGGCTTCCGGGCTGACGTGGGTGGAGGCGGTGTACAGGGGCGTCAGGTGCATGCCCAGCAGCCAGATTTCGCCATTCTTGATGACGACGTAGGACTCCTTGAGATTCACCCGTCCGGCACGAATGGCCTTCACTTCCCACCCTTCGAGGGCGAGACCGGCTTCGATCTTCTCCTCGACGAAGTAGTCGTGAAAGGCTTTCTTGTTGGTGGTGATGCTCATTGGGCCGGGCTTTCCGCTAAAATGCGCCATTTTACGTGGATGGCCTAAATAAAGCCATTCCGGATCATTCTTCTACAATCTTCTACAAAACCTTGCGCACGGTGTCTGGCATGGTCGTAACCCGTTCTACTTCGCGGATCTTCACGTAGCGATCCGACATCGCCTTTGAGGCATGGCCCAGAAGGGCCTGGTGATCGAGCCCAATGCGCTTGGCGTCGGTGGCCGCCTTGGCTCTAATGTCGTGGAAGTGGGCATCTTCCACCTTCGCTGACCGCACCGCCTCTAGCCAGAAGTCATTGAAAGTGGCGTAGCTGTATTGGGTTCCACGGCGGGTGCAGATCAAGCTCATGCCGCGCACCGGGCGGGGGAGTTTCTTGGCTCTGTCGATGGCATCTGCCAGGGCCGTGGTCATTTCGAAGAGCTGCTTCTTTCCGGTCTTCTGCTGTTTGACGTATAGGCCGTCCGGCCGCACATCCTGCAGCGATATTTTGAGGATGTCTGAGATCCGTGCGCTGGTGATGTAGCAGATGTCCATCGCAACCTTCACCACATCATTGGCCTTCTCGTGGATGGCCAGGAATTCTTCATCGGTGATGTAGCGCTCACGGGTTTCGGTTTTAGCGGGGCGAATCTCTCGGGCCGGGTTGGTCTCACAGATGCCGCGCCGAATCGCCTGATCGAAAACGTTGGCCATGATGGCCTTGCCGATGTTGGCCTGGTTCGGTGAATGGTGGTTGTCGATCCATTGGGCCACGTGCGATGGGCGAATGGCGTTGATCGGGACTGACTCAAACACCACCCTCAGCTTTTTGGCGGCGCTTTCGTACGTGCGCCGGCTGGAAGGCGCAAGATCCTGGAATTTCTTGCTGACCAGGTACTGATCCAGAAGGTCAACGAACAGCTGGTCGTCACCGTCCATTCCATTTTCGATTTGTGCCCACAGCACCCGGGCCTTGGCGAGATCGGTATCCAGCGGAATCCACCGTCGGGGCAGGGTCGTCGTCACGTAATAGTACCGCCCGCCCTTGAGGTGCATGCGGGGCGGGAGATCGTGATTTGAGGTTCTGCGGCGTCCCATGGCCGGCATGTTAGGCCGCCTTCCGGATGGCTGCAAGATTCAGCGTTACAGCCCTCGGCGCTGCAAGTTGCGAACCGAGGCGGGTTTCGGCGTAAGCCCGCCCGATGACTGGACGGCCGTTTGCAGATTCAGAGAACACCCAGCCGTGGTCAGTCAGCCATCTCCGCTGGTCAGCCTTGCGCTTGTATCCGGTCAGGAATTCAACTTCCTGCTGGGTGAGAAATGTGGAAGGCATGGGTCCTCCTGTCAGTTCCAGCCCACAGCGGCCTGGGCCGCTTCATCGTGCAACAAGGGGCAGTAGCCCATGGCGCAGACACTGCCGGCGTGGTTGTTGCCCTTGCAGCGGCACTGGGTGGTGTCCCAGTCGTCGGGGCGCCCGGTGAAGTGCTGGCAGGTGTTGCGCATGCGCATGAAGGCGAGCACTACCGGCGCGGCCGGGGAGGGGGGATTGGTGGCCAGCATTTATTCCACCTCCACTCGCATAAATTCGATCACCCATACCCAGGGGTTAGCTAGCCAACTGCCCGGGCCGTTGATGGCGTTCCAAAGGAGGGCATATGACTCCACCGCCGTGGGCGCCATGTGGCGGAACTCGTTGGCCGAAAGGCGCTCGGCCGCGAAGAAGTCGTCAAATCGCTGAATCCCTTCCGCCTGGGCGTCCTCTTCGCTGCACTCCTGCAGGCGCTCCACCCGCACCGCGGTGATTTCGAGCAGGATCCGGCTGGCCCAGCGGGGCATGTGAATAGACGGCTTCCACGGCGCAGGAATTTCATTGCCGCCGCTGTCGGCCCAGCCGCCGCCCGGTTGCTCGGGGTCTGCACGGTAGATCACGTCGTAGTTTTCGGGATCATCTTCTGGAGAAAGCCCATCGGGATCGATAACAGACAGCGCGAAAGCCTCCCGCACCCAGAGCCTGTCGCCAGGCCGGCCGTAGGGGCATTCGCGCAGCAGCTGCATCCAGCCATTCGGGTCCTTCGCTTGGCTCGGCGGGATGTACTGCCCATTCTTCGGCTTTACCAGCCGGCGCGTCTGGGTCTTGGCGCCGCCCAGGATGGCCCGGACCATAGGATCGGTGAAGAGGATGGGGTGTTCTTTCATTTCTTCACCTCGCATTTTTTGGTGAAAGCAGGGATATAGGCTTGACCCCGTGCTGACTCGAGGAACGCCCTGTAGTGCAAGTAGTCCAGGGTATTTGGGTGCATGACGACCATGTTGTCGCCAAGGATCAGGGCTTCCCGCCGCCGACCAAACGCCTGCAGCAGGTAATCGTTCATGGCGGTGAGGGCCTGGCTGCTGCAGCCGCACTCGCGCATGCGGATCGTCTGAACGAACTCAGGGCAGTGGAGCGACGTGCGGACCTCCAACCCGCCCAGGCGCGTGTGCTTGAGCTGGCCGGCTATAACAGGGAAGAAACGACGGCCGCTGATGCCTTCCTTGAGGAAGTCCGAGCTGCCGCTGCTGAAAAAGATGGTCGGCTTGTTCATTTCCCCTCCTCGAACATATCTACGGTCTTGGTGCAGCGCTGGTGGTCTTCGCAGGCCGCGGCGCGTTGCTTTCCTTTCGGTTTTTCGTTCGTCTCGATATCGCTTTTCTCGTCGGCCAGGCTTGCCTGGCCTCTCGATTCGGGGGTTTCGTCGTCGGCCGGCGCAGCCTGGAGTTGGTCCAGGGTGTTTCCTTCGGTGCGCAGCCAGGATTCCACCCACTTGGGCTTCCGGCCGCGGCCGTTCCAGGCCAGCGTGGGCTCTTCGGGGTGCGTGTACATCACCGCGCCAGCGCAGCTTTTAGGGGGGGAGGGGAGTTTTTCGAGATCGGCGGCCGGCAGGTTGTAGGTGGCCACGTAGGGCTGGGTCGTCTTGATCGTGGCCTGATCGCCACTCACGCTCTCGACCTGGCCGGCACGCCCGCAGCACTTGCGCAGGATTCCGTTCGGGCCCTTGGCATCATCCTTGACCTTGACCCAGTCGCCGGCGGCGAAGGTGGGCTCCGGGGCTTCGGCGGCCACCAGCTCCACGTCGCCGTGGTCGAGATAGACAATCCCTTCGTTCCAGTCCATGCGCACCATCAGGCCGTACTTTTGGATTTCGGTCACCACGCCCGTATCGCCCATCAGATCGCGGCCATCACGTTCAACATCCGCCACCACCCGTACCCGCTCCCCCACCAGCGCGCGCGATACTTCCGCCGCCGGCGCAGCCTCGGTAGGGGTAGGAGTGCTTTCGGCAGGTGTCGCAGGGGTGGGCGCCTTGGCTTTTTTGCTCGGCTTGGCGGGCTTTTCTTCCTTGAAGAAGGCCTCGCGCTCGGCTTCCACGTCGATGCCGTGCAGGGTGGCCAGACTGTTGAGGCGGGCCGGGGTGCTCTTGATGCTGTAGGTGTGGCACTTGAGCTGGCCGGCGACGGCGAGATCCAGGATCATCTTGCCCAGGTCGGGTACGTTGAGGCGGTGGATGGTGCTTTCCACCTGGCGCACTCGCTCGTGGATCTCGATCTTCGGGCCGGTGGGGTCTTCGGGTAGCCAGAGCTTGGCGATGGGGATCAGGTCGTCGTGACCGGTACGGTCCCACATGGTCTGGGCGATGGCGACCAGCTCTTCCTTGAGGAAGGTGTATTCCCCGTAGCCGGCATCGGGCTGGATGGCTTCGATCTCGGAACGCAGGCGGCCGTGTAGGTGCTGCCGGAATGCGGTCTCCTGGCGTGCCTTCTTTTCGTCTTCCTTGTTGCGGTCGAACTCAGGGCGGCCGGAGGGCTTGAGGCCTACGGCCTTGAAGGCTTCGGCCATGGTGGTGGTGTCGACGGCTTCCTTGATTCCTTTTCCGTCCGTCTCGACCACGGCAGTGGCCTGGGCCTCGGGGTTAGCCTTGGCCAGGATCTCGCGGTTGGTGTAGTAGGTCTTCGTCTCGGGGTTGATACCGGCGCTGTAGTTGGTTTCATCCAGCAGCACCAGGCCTTTGTAGTTGCCGTGGGAGTTGCGGAGCTGGGCCGCTTCTTCGGCTTCGATGACCTTGCGGCCGACTTCTTCGTGCTGCCGTTTGAGAATTTCCAGGTGGGCGGCTTTCTTCGCTTCGAAGCAATCCGGGTCAGTGCAGACGTCTACATTGTCGATATCGGGGAAGAGGTCGAGGGCGTTACCGGAGCGCTTGGGGCAATCGTGGCAGCGGCCAGCGGTGGGGATCAGGGCCGGGTCGGCCCGGGGGAAGGTGGCATCGGACAGGAGAAGGGTGTAGCGCTCCCGGCAATGCTTCTGGGCCTCGCGCACCGACATCTGGCGCTGGTTGTAGGGCCAGCTGGGGCTCTTGCCCAGGATCTCCTCCATGGCCTGCTGCTGCAGCTTGGCGCCGGGGATGCGGGCGATCAGCAGGGCGGTTGATGGGTCCAGGGTGCCGTTGCGGAATTCATCACGGACCTCGGGGCACAGGGCCAGCAGCTTGAGGCGGCCGTAGATGTAGCCGCGGCTCTTCCCCTTGCCCAGGGCTTCGGCCAGGCCATCCACGGTGTAGCCCAGATTGTCGAGCATGTGGCGGTAGCCTTCGGCCTCTTCCAGCGGGTGGATGTCTTCCCGCTGCAGGTTCTCGATCATCTGGATCGCGGCCACTTCCTGGTCGGTGAGCTGGCGAACGATGCAGGGGACTTCTTCCAGCCCGGCGATGTCAGCGGCCCGGTAGCGGCGTTCGCCGGCGACGATTTCGTAGCTGGGGAGGAAGTCGCCGGCGGGGACGGCTTGCTCTTCCGGCCAGGGGCGCACTACCAGGGGCTCGATGATGCCGATCTGGCGAATGGAGTCGGCCAGGCTGTTGAGGCTTTCCTGGGGGAATGACTTGCGCGGGTTGGTGGGGGAGCGGCCCAGGCAGCCCAGGGAGATATGGATGAATTCGGTGGTCATGCGTGCCTCCTGTAGGTCTTCGTGAGGTCGCCGGCGACGGTGTATCCGCGACGGCGCAGGGTGTTGGAAAGGTCCGCCCGGTCCTGGTGGCTGGCGGAGGCCTGGCGGAGCAGGCCGTAGTAGCTGTTGGCGGTCTCGAAGAGGCCGTCCAGGGGTTCGGTGGCCACTTTGTGGATGGCGTCGTTGAAGGTCCGGCGGCGAAGGACCCGGCGCCAGGGCTTGATGACCTGGCCAACGAAGTCGATGCCGCGCACGATGGGCTGCAGGATGGTCTTGGTCGGGTTGAGCTGGGCATGAAGCCGGGCCGGAAGGAAAGCCTCGATGTCGGCCAGGGCGGAATTCAGCCACTGGGGGGATTCATGCAGCAGCACGAAGTCATCCACGTAGCGGATGTAGTACCGGGCGCCGATCCGGTGCTTGATGAATTGGTCCAGCACATCCAGGAATACGTTGGCGAAGAACTGGCTGGAGAGGTTGCCAATGGGCAGGCCCATGTGGTCCGGCTGGCTGGTCAGACGCTTGTGGGGTGGGACTCGCTCCAGGAGTGCGGTGTCGCCCCGGTACTCGAAGTCCTGGCGTGGGTCGTGGAATAGGACGGCATGTGCCAGCTGGTTCCACCATGGGTCTGCTATCTTCTGGTCCAGAAGCGGCCAGAGGATGGTCTTGTCGATGCTGACGAAGAAGTTGGCCAGGTCGCACTTCAGGTAGAAGGCGGGCCGGGACCAGTTCTGTGTGATGCTGCGGACCTTCTTCTCCAGGCGCTCGGCCGCGTAGAGGGTGCCTCGCCCGGGGATGCAGGCGCAGCTGTCGGCGATGAAGCGGGCGTAGAAGGCCGGGGCGATGCGGTTGTACATCAGGTGGTGCACGATGCGGTCGCGGAACTCGGCGGCCCATACTTCCCGGGGCTTCGGCCGGGTGATGACGAAGCAGATGCTGCGGCCGGGGCGGTAGGTTCCGGCTTGCAGGTCGTCGAACAGATCCCGGAGGTTTGCTTCCAGGTGCTCTTCGAAGGCCAGGGCACTGGCGCTGTTGCGCTTGGTGCGGCGGCAGTCGAAGTAGGCCTGGGCCAGTTCGGTAAAGGAAAAGTCAGCCGGTATCCAATCTGCGGACGGCGCGGGCGCGGAGCTCGTTGTTCTTGTGGTTGTTGTTCTGGTTGCCGTTGTTGAAGTTCTGATTCCAGGCGTAACCGGAGTCGGACCTGTCGTGCTATCTACGTCGTCCCCACGAAGGCTGCTGCCGATCATGGGGAGAACTGCGCCGGACCATTCCCTGCTGCTGCCGGAGGTCTCCGTGGTGCGCATGGCGGTGGCCTTGTGAGCCAGCGGCACGACCAGATTGAAAGATCGCTCAGTCATGGCGGCCTTGACCTCCATGAAGCGGGCGACTGGCGGAACGGCGCCACCCATTGGCCTGCTTTCCGATGCTGGTCGTGAGCTCCACGGCCTTGGCATAGGCAGCCGGGGAGATCAGGCGCTTGTCCATGGACAGGCGCAGCATCAGTTCGGCCACCTGCAGACGCTCTAGCAACTCCAGGAGGTGTCGCCTCTTATCCTGGGCGACGTTGGCCCGGAAGATCAGCACCGTGATCTCGACGCATTCGGTGCTGACCTTCTCCCCGATGGAGCGCTTGAAGTCTCGCTTCATGTTCTTGACCAGATCGGTCACAACATCAAGCAAGTCGTAAGCGACCTTGTAGATGGGCAGGTGGGTGTGGGTGGCCATGGCGGACTGACTTAAAGGACTGAATTACTCAATGACCAATCTGCGGACGGCGCGGGCGCGGAGCTCGTTGCTCTCGTGGGTGATGAGCTGGGTGCCGTAGTTGAAGTTCTGATTCCAGGCGTAACCGGAGTCGGACTCATGCTGCTGGGAAGACCAGTACCATTCAGGGCTGAACTGATCTTTCGCATTGGCGAACAAGACCCGCTGCTCACGGCGATTCGGCAGCTCTCCGCCGGCCTTCTTCGCCCATTCCTTGGCCTTGGCCCAGGTGACGCCCTTCGCTTCACCGGGGATGATGAACAGGTGGTAATCCGGTTCTCCGTTCTGGCCGAGGATCATGCCGGCATACACCTCCCCGGCCTTTTGGTTTTCCTTGAGGAACTGTTCCTTGCTCATTGCAGGGACTCCTTCAAATTGATGAATGATTAAAGGGGCAATCTGCGGACGGCGCGGGCGCGGAGCTCGTCGTACACGTGGTAGTAGTGCTGGTAGCCGTCGTAGAAGTACTGATACCAGGCGTAACCGGAGTCGGAGTGGTGGGTCTCGTTGCTCCAGTAGGCGTCCTCCTGGAACTGGTCGCGATGGTTGGCCCACAACATGGCCTGCTCGATGCGGTTGGGCAGGTCGCCGCCGATGCTATTGGCCCAGTCGATTTGCTGCTGCCAGGTGGCGTCGTCGTTGTCGCCGGGCAGCAGGATGACGTGGTAGGCCTCGCCATTGGCGGCGCCGATCAGGCCGATGTAGGTCTCGCCTTCGGCCAGCGGGGGGATGGTGATTTGCTGCATGGTGTGCTCCTGGTGGTGGTAAAGGTTGGTTTTCAGAAGGGGATGTCGTCGTCGGGGTCGTCCAGGTCCGGCCGCTTGCTTTTCGGCGGTTCGGAGGCTTCCCGGGCGGTTCCAGGGTCGGGATTGGCGGATTGGCCGCCCTTGCCGAGCATCTGCATTTCGGTGGCTTCGATCTCGGTGGTGTAGCGTTCCTGGCCGTCTTTGTCCTGCCACTTGCGGGTGCGGATGCGGCCTTCGATGTAGAGGCCGGAGCCCTTCTTGACGTACTGGCCCACGATCTCGGCCAACTTGCGGTAGAAGACGACGCGGTGCCACTCGGTGGCCTCGCGCTTCTCGCCGCTGTTGCGGTCTTTCCAGGTCTCGGTGGTGGCCATGCGCACGGTGGTGACGGCGTCACCGTTGGGCATGTAGCGGGTTTCCGGGTCGGCACCGATGTTGCCGAGCAGGATCACCTTGTTGACGGCGGGCATCAGACTTTCTCCTCATGGTTGATTGCCCAGCCCCAGATCTCGGTGGTCTCGCTGCTGCGGCGGTTGCGGAAGGCGGTGAGGCGGACCCAGCCGGCGGCGCCCAGGACTTTCTTCTGGGCGGTGTTGCCGCCGGCGGCGGTGCAGATGGCGTAGTCGTAGTTGCCCTGGCGCAGCACGTTGGCCTGGTGTTGCTTGAGGGCGTGGCCCTGGCCCTTGCCGCGGTGGGCTTCGGCGACGAAGAAGGCGTGGCAGATGGCTACCTGGGTCTGGCTGGGCATGCTGTCGATCTGGAAGGAGCCGACGGGGGTGTTGTGGCGGCCGGTCATTGGCGGACCCCCAGGGCTTGGAGGGATGCCTGCTGGTCGAGCTGAGCCAGGCGGGCCTGGAGCTTCTGGCCGGTCTGGGCGTAGGCGTTGCAGGCTTGGCGGTGCCGTTCTTCTTCTGCGGCCTGGTCCAGGGTGTTGAGGGCGAGGCGGAATTCGAGGAGCTGGCGGTTGAGTGCCTGCAGGAGTTGTATTAGGCGACGCATTGGGGGTTCTCCTGGTAGGTGGTGGTGACGGGCAGGTAGTCGCCGGCGGCGCGGGGGAGCAGGGCGTGCTGGCGGCCGTTGTAGTAGAGATGCAGCCCGGCCTGCTCGGCCTGGAAGGCGATGCTCTGCAGATCGAAGTCTTCGGGCAGGTGGTCGGCGGGGAAGAAGACGGCGGCGATCACGGCTGGGTCTCCTTCGCGGTGCGCTCGGGGATCAGGGCGCCCAGCTGCAGGCCGGGGTCGAGGATTTCGATGTGGAAGGCGTTGTTGCCCAGGTTGGCCGGGAGGTGCGCCAGGGCGGTCCAGGCGCCGGAAGGTTCCAGCTTGAAGCGCAGCTGCTGGTTGCAGTAGGTATCGAGCATCTGTAGGGCCTTGATGACGCAGGCCGGGGTGTCCCTGGGGTGATGGAGGTGGCGCAGGGTGATGGTGTTGCCGTTCCAGTCGGGGAAGATTTCGAAATCAATGGTGGTGGCCACGGCGATCTGCTCCACCAGGTTGCCGATGGCCACCAGGTAGTCGCGCAGCACGATGATCCATTCCTGCCGCCCCTGGGTTTCCCGGGCGATGAGGCGGGAGAAGTAGAGGTGCACCGGGGTGCGGCGCTTGTCGGGGTCGTATTTCATGGCAGCCTCAGTGGAAAAGCGGGCCCCGGTACAGGGTCGGGTTGGCCTCGAGCAGTTCGGCGTGGGCGTTCATCCAGCCCTCGCGCCACTTCTCGCTGGCAACGGTGCCCATGGGGTAAGGGTTCTCGGTGATGAAGCGGAAAGGGACGCCCCGGGCAAGGCAGGCCTCGCGGCCTTCCTGCACGATGCCGGCGTGAGGGTCGGGCTGGGTGGCCGGGGCTGCCGGCGCTTGAATGGCGGGAGTCATGGCAGTGTCCTCGGCCAGATGAATGGGTGAATTACTCAATGACCAATCTGCGGACGGCGCGGGCGCGGAGCTCGTTGCCCTTGTGGCTGTAGTCCTGGTAGCCGTCGTCGAAGTACTGAACCCAGGCGTAACCGGAGCCGGACTTGTATTCCTCGCCGGACCAGTACCAGTCGGCTTCGAACTGGTCTTTCAGGTTGGCGAAGAGCAGGGACTGCTCCTGTCGGGTGGGGAGTTCGCCGCCGATGCTCTCGGCCCAGGCGGTGGCGTCTTGGAAGTTGAGGCGGCTGGCCGGGGCTTCGGGCAGCAGGATCAGCCAGTGGCTGGGCTTGCCGTCTTGCATGACCAGCCCGGCATTGAGTTGGCGAGCGGGCAGTTCGGGGAGGGTGATTTGCATGATTCGCTCCGTGATTGGTGGTGACGGAACGAATAATCGCAATTGCGCTTAAGCATGTCAAGCGCAATTGCGATTGTTTTTGTTGGAGGCAAAAAAATGCCCGCGTGATGCGGGCTTAAGGGGAGGGGTGGGTGACTAGATGAATTCCAGCCAGTGTGCCTCGGAAACGATGTGAATCGGTCTGCCGGCGGATTTGTATTCCATGGCCTTGATGATCTTTGTGCCGAAACTGGAATGCTTCCATGATTCGGTCCCGATGGAGCCGATGATCAGATAGTCCAGGTCTTTGCGGATGCCGGAGAGCATTTCCCCGCCGGATTCTTCAATGGCCCGAATGACCTTGGAGCGAGGTCCGAAGGTGAAAGTGCCGGTGACACAGAATCGCCGATCGCGCCAGATGATGTCCGGGGCCGGCGTATCGAGTGGCAGTGCGGTTGGGGCATTGCCTGCTTTGGTGGGGGTGCCGCCGGCTAGATCCGCGAGCAATTCGAGGAGTTCCGTGGCCTCATCGTCGTCCAGTAGATGGTCGCGGAACATGTCGGAGAGGCGGGGGTACAGCACGCTGGCTGGCCAGGTGTCTGCGCATTCTCGATTGGTTTCGAGCCATTGCAGAAGGTATCTTGCTTCTGCTTCGCTCACCGCTCCATCCAGAATGGCGCCTTTGCAGATGCCAATCAGTTCATCGATCTGGCGGGCTGCCATGCGCCCCTGCTGGTAGAACTTGATGGTTGAGTCATTCATCGCCGCTTCCAAGCTTCATGGGGAACGCCCTGGGGCAAACCCTAGTGGCGGTCAGTCGTCAGATTGTGAGGAGTAAAATGCACTTGCCGATCAACGAGCTGGGGGCAGTAAGAAGACCCCCCCGTCGGCAGCATGCTGGGTGAGCCGCCCGCATGACTGGGCCCGCTTAGGCGGGCTTTTTTTCGTCTGCGGTAATGATAAAGACATTTTATCTTTGGCTGAATATCGCGAATGTCATAGTTCGCCGCTGGCCAGGAGGATGGCGGCGTAGAGGAGGGCGCCGGCTGCTTCGTGCTTGTTGCGGGCGAAGCGGCCTTCCACCGAGACGACGGGGTGCTCCCGCCCTTCGGCGGTGGCAATGGCAATGCCGCCGGTGAAGCGCATGGCTTCGGCGTAGTGGGCGAACTCGTTGAACATGTTCGCGGTGCGTCGGTTGAGGCCGCCCTTGATCCATAGGGGGCCTTGCGGTGATTTTCTCGGCATGGGGCGTGTCTATAACCTTTGTTATAGCCGCCATGATACGCGCCGCTGCCGGTGGGGATACTGGGGAGATTACGAGGTGCCGGTGCGCTTCTTGCGGCGCTTGGCTTCGAAACTGTCGCCGGCCTGGATGGCCTTGGCGATGTAGCCGCCCGCCGGCGGTGCTTCCTGCACGGAGTCGCTATCGGCGCCGGCGATGATGAGGCTGATGGCCTTGATGACGGGATCGCTGGCCGGGCGATGCTGGATGGCTTCAATGATCTGCTGGATGTGGGCGGGAAGGGCTGCGTAGCCGGGCGAAGCTTCTTCGCGCACGGCATGGGCTGGCAGGGTGTCGGCTTCTTTTGCTCCCTTGCCGCTATCGAGCCATACGGCGTTGACGCCGAAGAAGGCGGCGGCTTGGGGAATGATGGTTGATCCCTTGTTTCGCCCGTTTTCGATGCTGGCGATGGTCGATTGCCCGCACTGCAGCACCTTGGCGAGGGCTGCCTGGGAGAGCTTCTTTCCCTCCCTGCATTGGCGGAATCGGTCTTTGAGTTGGTCCATATCGCAATTGTGATTGATTCGGCAATCGCAATGGCGCTTGCGTGTTAAGCGCAATTGCGATTAGACTTCGCGCCATGGATTGGAAAAACGTTATTCAGCAGATATTGGACAAGGGGCTTTCCCAGGCTCGCATTGCTGAGCTGTGTCGCAGTGGGCAAAGCCATATCTCCAGTCTCTACAACGGCAAGCGCCTCCGCCCTAATTGGGACTTGGGGCATGCACTCATCGGCCTGTGCGACCGGGTGGCCTCGGCTTCTGACGAGGAGCTGCGGGCTCTCATTTCTGGTCCGTTGCCCACGTCCACCGCACAGGAAGCCGCACCAATTGCTTTTGGCATCCAGGCAATGCGGCCTGCCCAGGGCGCTTCGCCGGCGCTTGCGGAGCGGGGTGAATGATGGCCGCCCTGCGCTTCGGTTTTGCTTTCATCTGTCTCCCCTTGGTCGATCCCTCGACCGCTTGTCGCCCGGTCCCCCTATGGGATCGGGCGTCCTTTTTTCTAGGGTAGGCAGACAGGTTGCTGTCCACAACGCCAATAACATAGGGGAATCTCCATGACATATTCGCTGAATGAAGGCCATCCGCTGGATGTGCTGTACCGGGCCTGCAAGGCTTATCCGGGTGGTATCGAGGCCCTGGCGCTGCGCCTGAAGATGAAGGAATCCACGCTGTACAAGAAGCTGCGGCAACAGGTGGATACCCACTTCGTGAATTTCGACGATGAGCTGTCGGAAATTCTCTTCTGCCTGAAGGAGGCGAAGGTTGAGGGCTGGTCCGATACCCTGCGGGCTTTCTGCTGGCGCCATGACCATATCGCCATCCCCATGCCGGACTTGTCGGCAGCGGAGGATGATGAGCTTTCCGGCCTGGTGCTTCGGGTGGTGAAGGAGTACGGCGATGTGGCCAGCGCCCTGTCCCAGGCAACCAGCGGCGAAAGCGAGGAGAAACGCCTGATCACCTCCCGCGAGTTCGCGGACTTCGATGTGCAGGTGAATGAGGCCATGGCCGCCCTGGCGGCCCTGCGCGAACGGGCCCGGGCCAGCCATGAGGCGGCGAAGGCTCAGGGGTTGGTGCGGTAAGACGCGGCCATGACTGAACCCATCAATGGGGACAAGGTGCCCCTGCCTTGGGCTGACCTTCGGGCCTATCGGGCCGCTTACCAACGCGAGAATCCTATCCCGCCACTCGAGGCGGTGGTTCCTGCCCTGGCCGATCGTTGCCAGTGGTTGATCTGGCGTTATGAGCCGGGGGAAACGCCGGAGAAGAAGCCGCGCAAGATGCCGTACTACGCGAACGGCAAGCGGCGCCATGGCGACCAGGGGAGCGAGGCTGACCGTGCCGCACTGGCTGACTTCGCCACCGCGGCGGCTGCGGCTGGGAAGCGGGGATTCGATGGCGTGGGTTTCGCCTTTCTCCCCGGCGACGGCCTGATTGGCATTGACCTGGACGGGATGATAGATCCCGAGTCTGGCGAGATCGGTGAGCTGTGCCGGGAGATCGTGGCGGCCTGCGCCAGCTATACGGAGCTTTCTCCCAGCGGCAAAGGGGTGCACATCATCTGCGCCGGCCAGACGGAGTCGTTCAAGAGCAACAGGATCGGGGTGGAGGTTTTCTCCGGCGCCCAGTTCTTCACCTTCACGGCCCGGGCCTGGGCGGGTTCTGCCCTGGAGTTGTCGCCCCTGGCCCCGGAGGTGTTGGCCCGCCTGCGCCAGCTGGTGGACGATGCTAAAGGTCATGGAAAGACGCGCCCCCCTGCTGCCCCGCGTGAGCCCGGTCAGGGTGGCGGGGTCTTTGGCGGCCGGGTGCGGAGCCGGGCTGAGTCGGTGGCTTTGGCTGAGGAGGCGATCGGTTTCATCAGCCCGGACGATTACCAGGACTGGATCAAGGTCGGCATGGCCTGCAAGGAACTGGGGCGGTCTGGCTATCTGATCTGGGACGAATGGTCTTCCCGGAGCGCTAAATATGCGGGGCCGGCGGACACGGAGAAGCGGTGGGATTCGTTCAACCCTACCCAGGTGACTCTGGGGGCGCTGTTCGGCATGGCGAAGGATGGTGGCTGGGTTGCTCCCTGGGACAAGGCTTCACGTAAGCCTGTGCCTCAGCGGGGCGGGCCTCCGCCTTCTGACGATGTTCCCCCGCTCGGGGATGCAGCTCCTCCTTCGCCTCCTTCCCCCTCTGCTGACCTTTCATCGGACCCCGCGCCAGCTGCAGATGAGATTTCTACCCCTTCCGGAGCTGCCGCGGGGGGTGAGGAACGGGCGGCGCCGGAGACGGAGTGGGAGATAGGCTTGATCCGCAAGAAAGGCGAGTTGTCGTCGTGTCTGGCGAACGCTGATCTTCTTCTGAAGAACTTGCCGGAGTGGGAGGGCGTCATCGCTTATGACGAATTCGCTGAGCGGGAGGTGTTCCGCAAGCCGCTGCCTTTCATGCCGAACGGGCCGAAGTCTGGGGTATGGGAGGATCATCTGGATGTTTCCACGGCCATCTGGCTGCAGCGGGCCTTGTGCACGGAGTTTTCGGACGCGATAGTGGGCAAGGCGGTGGGGGCGGTGGCTCGGGCGAACAAGTTTCACCCGGTACGGGAGGCGTTGAATGCCTTGCCGCCGTGGGATGGGAAGCCCCGCAATGCGACATGGCTTTCCGACTTCCTCGGCGCGGAGCAGACGCCATACCTGGCCCTGGTTGGTGTGTATTTCATCCGCGGCATGATCAGTCGGGTGATGGCGGCTGGGAGCAAGTTCGATTACTGCATGGTGCTTGAAGGGGCGCAGGGTAAGGGGAAGTCGACGGTATCGCGCATCCTCGGTTGGCATTGGTACTGCGACACCGACTTGGACCTTTCCAACAAGGATTCGCTGCTGGCCCTGCCTGGGCACTGGGTCTATGAGATTGCGGAGCTTGGCTCTCTCCTGAAGGCGGAGCAGCAGAAACAGAAGTCCTTCCTCAGTCGCCAGTTCGATAAGTTCCGACCGCCCTATGGGAAGCGGTTGGTTGAGGTGCCGCGCCAGAACGTCTTTATCGGTACCACCAACGAGGATGAGTACCTGAAGGACCCAACCGGGGCGCGGCGTTTCTGGCCGGTTCGGTGCGGGGACAACTTTGACCTGGAAGGCCTCCGCGCCGCCTTGGAGCAGATGTTCGCCGAGGCCCTGCAGGAATACCGGGAGGGTGAGAAGTGTTACCCGACGCCGGAGGAAGAGGAGGAGTTCTTCAAGCCGGAGCAGATGAAGCGCGGTATGCCGGAGCCGTTTGATGATGGCCTGGCGCCTTGGGTTGCTAAGCAATACGCGCCTTTCTCCATGACGGAGGCGGCCATTGATTGCTTGGGCCTTGGATACGACAAGCTGACGCCGGCGGTGACTACTCGAATCGGGTTTGCGCTGAAAAAGCTTGGGTGCGTGAGGGCACCGGAGGACAGGCTGGCAGCGGACCAGAGCCGGCGGCGGCTGTATCTGCCTCCGAGTCTGGCAAAGACCGCTGCAGGTGTCGCGCCGCTTGCTCGGAAGCAGGAGGAGGGTACGTATGCGCAGTTCTGATGCTACGGGCGCTCGGGTTAGCGGTATTCCCAACGTTGATTCAGAGGTTGGGAACGTTCAACACGTGCTTTTGTGCCGTTTTCCCAACGTTCCCAACGTTCCCAACGTTTTTCCTCGCACACATGCGCCCCCGCGTACACACGTGTGCACGCCTGTGTGCGCAAGATCAGCAGAAAAGGTTGGGAAGGTTGGGAAGGTTGGGAAGAGGTTGGATTTTCAAGCGGTTACGGTTCCCAACGTTGCTTTTAGGTTGGGAAGAGGTTGGGAACGAAAGTGGAAAGGAGCTGGACCATGGAAGCGCTGACCCTGAAGCAAATCGAGAAGCTGCGCAAAGACTTCGATCTGGTGGCCGATGATCGGGTGAAACGTGGCGACTGGACGAAGGAAGAGGTGGCGGAGTTCGGGGAAGCCATCAAGGATGCGGTGGATCAGGGGAATGTGGTCGCCCTGTGCGGATGGGCCATGTGGTTCTCTGACCTGGCCCACTCCCTGACCACCTTCGCCTTGATCGTGCGCAATGCCGAGATCCGCATCCGGGCCGCGGCCCTGGAGGCGAAGGAACAGAAGAAGGCTGCTTGAGGACATAGCGATGAACGATGATCTTCACTTCACCCAGTCGGCCGTGACGGCGACGGCTTCGGGTAACCTGACCTGGGGCAGTTGGACCCTGGATGCTTCCACCGCGTTGGGCATGTCTGGGCGCAAGAATCCGCTCGGGTTCGCCCTGGTGCGATATGTGGCCGATGAGGGCGTGGCCACCATGCTGGCCGTGGTCCTGATCCTCTCGACCCAGATGATCCGTCGGGGCGGGGTCGAGCCGGCCCTGGCCAATGAGGTGGCGCAGCGGGCCTTTGACTTCTGGAACAACCGTCTATGCCCAGCGTGCGGCGGTCATGGCCGGGAGGCGACGGGGTGCGTTTGCCGCCGCTGCATCGGCGAGGGCGTGCGTCCGCTGTCCGATGCGCCGGAGGAAATACGGGACGCCCTTGATGTGTTGGTGCGGGCGGAAGAGTGGATGGATGCCCAACTCCGCAAGCGTCTCCGCTGATTTTTCGGCCGGGGGGTTGACAGGGGTGTTAGTCTGAAATTGTAGAGCCCCGGAAACCCCGGGGCTTTTCTTTTGCCCAGTGATTCCCGCAACGCCCTCACCTCGAAAGGAGGTGATCCACATGCCGGTCAGCGCCCCGAAACCTTGCAAGCATCACGGCTGTGGCGCGCTGGTCAGCGATGGCTCCGGATACTGCGCCCGCCACCAGGAAGACCGGAAGGTCGGGAAGTTCGCGGATGCCAGGAGAGGTTCCCGCCACCAGCGAGGCTACGACTACAGCTGGGAGAAGAAGCGGGAGCGAATCCTCAAGCGTGACAACGGACTCTGCCAACCCTGCCTGAAGCAAGGCCGGGTCACGGCAGCAGATCAGGTGGACCACATCACCCCGAAGGCCGAAGGCGGCGACGACGACGACGCCAACCTGCAATCGATCTGCGACGCCTGCCACAAGGCCAAGACAGCCAAGGAAGCCAGACGGGGGAGGGGGGGTTAAAAGTCCCCACCCCCCACCCCTCAGGACCGGTCGCTTAGTCAAACTTTTTTGTGCGGGGGTTTTGGGGAGGGGGGGTACCCCCTGCCATGGGTGTGCAGACGTGTACACCGCAAGATGACTGGCGATTTCCTGCTGAAAGTCGCCATCCATGTTGCAACAGCCAAGCGGGCCCGGCCGCGAATAGGGTCCGCGCCAATTTTTGAGCCGCCTTCGGGCGGCTTTGTCGTTTCTGGAGGTTGCCATGGGCGCGAGGGGACCGAAGCCGCTGCCGGGAAACGTGCATGTGCTGCGCGGCAACGCCAGCAAGAAGCCCGTCGCGTCGCTGCTGGATGAGTTCAAGCCGGAAGTAGAGATTCCCAACTCCCCCTCCTGGATCTGGCCCGAGGCCAAGAAAGAGTGGAAGCGGGTAGCCACCGAGCTGGAACGCTACGGCCTGATCAGCAAGCTGGATCGTGCTGCGCTGGTGCTGTACTGCCAGGCCTGGGCCAAGATGGTCTGGGGCGAAACCATGCTGGCCCGGGCCATGAAGCATGCCGAAGAAGCCCGGGCGAAGGCCGAAGAAGCCGGCCAGGAATACACCGGCGGCGACGGCATCATGATCAAGACCGCCAACGGCAACTTCACCTATTCCCACCATTGGGTGGTGGCCAAGCAGGCCGCCGAGCAGGTGAAGCGTTATCTCGACCTGTTCGGCCTGTCGCCCTCGGCGCGGACCAAGGTCACCGTCAGCGACAACCGGCAAGGCTCACTGTTCCAGGAGGGCACGCCGTCCCAGTGGCATGATCTATGACCCAGTTGAGCCCGACCCACTTTGCCGACATCGCCACAGCGTATGCGCGGGATGTGGTGGAAGGACGGGTAATCAGCTGCAAGTGGCATCGCCTTGCCTGCCAGCGGCACCTCAAGGATCTGGAACGGGCGGAGGCCGGCGCCTTCCCCTACGTCTGGAACCCGGAACTCACCGACCACAACGGCAAAGCCTTCCGTCCCGCCGAGCGCATTTGCAAGTTCGCCGAGCTAATGCCACACATCAAGGGCGACTGGGCCGCCAAGCGCCAGCTCATCAAGCTCGAGCGCTGGCAGATATTCGTTCTGGCCAGCATTTTCGGCTGGATCAGCAAGATCAGCGGCAAGCGCCGCTTCCGTGTGGCGGACATCATCGTCCCGCGGAAGAACGCCAAATCCACTCTGGCAGCCGTCATCGGCCTCTACATGCTGGGAGTGGATGGCGAGTTCGGTGCCGAGGTCTATTCCGGCGCCACCTCCCAGGACCAGGCCATGGAAGTTTTCCGGCCCGCCCTGCTGATGGCCCGGGCCACGCCCCAGTTCTGCGCGAACTTCGGCGTCACGATCAACGCTTCGAACCTCTCCATTTCCGAGACAAACTCCAAGTTCGAGCCGGTGATCGGCAAGCCCGGCGACGGCGCCAGCCCCAGCTGCGCCATCGTGGATGAATACCACGAGCACAAGACCTCTGAACTGTACGACACCATGCAGACCGGCATGGGGGCCCGCTCCCAGCCCATGCTCTTAGTCATCACCACCGCCGGTGCCGACATTTCCGGCCCCTGCTTCCAGCACCAGGCCGAAGGCCAGAAGATCCTTGAAGGCGCCATCGAAAACGATCAGCGCTTCATCATCATCTTCACCATCGATGAAGGTGACGACTGGACCAGCGAAGAAGCCCTGCGGAAAGCCAACCCAAACTATGGAATCTCGGTCGATGCCGAGTTCCTGCAGCTGCAGCAGCGCGATGCCGTCACCGACCCGCGCAAGCAAAACGTATTCAAGACCAAGCACCTCAACATCTGGGTAGGTGCCGCGTCTCCCTGGCTCAACCTCAACAGCCTGCAGCTCGCCGGCGACACCAACCTGGACCTCGAAAGCCAGGAGTGGGAAGGCTGCGTTGTCGGTCTCGACCTGGCCAGCAAGCAGGATATCGCCGCCGCCGTATGGCTGGCCTGGCGGACAGAGCGAATCCATAACCCCGATACCGATGAATTCGGCCCGCCGCAGCGCCACTACTACGCTTTTTCCCGCAACTACTCGCCCCAGGCGGCTGTAGACAAGCCGGAGAACGCCAGCTATCAGGCCTGGGTCAATGGCGGCCACCTCATCGCCACCCCGGGCAACATGATCGCCCTGGAGCAGATCCAGGAAGACGTCATTGAACGGAGCGGCCAGGTCGGCGTGCGCGAGGTCGTCAAAGACCCGTGGGGCGGCCACCAGCTCGGCGCCAACCTGGCAGAGCAGGGGCTGACGGTGGTGGACGTTCCCCAGCAGGTTCGCTACCTGTCCGACCCCATGAAGGAAATCCAGGCACTGGTCGATTCCGGCCGGTTCCACCACGACGGCAACCCCTGCTACGTCTGGCAGATGAGCAACGTTGAAGTCTATCCAGACCGCAACGACAACATCTTCCCGCGCAAATCCAGGGCCTCGAACAAGATCGATGCCGCCGTGGCCACCATCATCGCAATGAACCGCGCCCTGGCTGCCGAGCCGGAAGAAGAGGGCGACTCCTTCTGGGATAAATGACCATGCGCTTCAACCTATGGCCTTTCAGCAGGAAGGCGGCCCAGCCGTTTGACTTGCCGAAGGAACTGCTATCCCTGGTCACCAGCCGTAGCGGCCAGTCCGTCACGGCAAAGAAGGCGCTCCAGGTAGCAGCTGTGCTGGCCTGCGTCCGTGTCATTTCCGAAGGTGTTGCCCAGGTCCCATTCAAGCTGCTGCAGCGCCAGCAAGACCCTCGGGCCAAGATCGAATCCTGGAATCACCCGTTGTGGGACCTCCTGCACCGCAAGCCAAATGATGTCGTTACCAGCTTCGGTTTCCGTGAAACCCTGGTGATGCACGCCGCCCTCACCGGCAATGGCTACGCCTTCATCAACCGTAGCTATGGCGGCAAGGTGCTGGAACTGATCAATCTTGAGCCTGGCACTTGCCAGCCCATCAAGTCAGACACCCTGGGTGTTCCCCCCCGTTACCGTCTCTACGGTAATGGTGGGAGCACGATTGAAGTCCCAGCCACAGCCATTCTGCACCTGCGCGGCCCCAGCTGGGATGGGGTTGTCGGCATGGATACCGTCAGGCTGGCCCGGGAAGCCATTGGCCTGTCACTGGCTACCGAAGAAGCCCATGCCCGCCTACACAGCAACGGTGTGAAGCCGGGCGGCATGCTCAGCGTTGAAGGAACACTAAACGAAGAGCAGCACAAGAAGATGCGGAAGTGGCTGGAAGACAACTACCAGGGCACCTCCAACGAACACCGCACGCTGATCATGGATCGGGCCGCGAAGTTCCTCCCCCTGGCCATGACTGGTGTGGATGCCCAGCACCTGGAGACCAGGCGCTTCCAGATCGAAGAAGTCTGCCGCTTCATGCGGGTACTGCCTGTCATGGTTTGCAGCCAGGACAAGGCCAGCACTTATGCCGGGGCCGAGCAGAACTTCCTCGCCCATGTGGTGCACACCTTGGGCCCCTGGTTCGAGCGCGTTGAGCAGACTTTCGATGTCCAGGTGCTAACAGACATCGAACGCCGCCAGGGCTACTACACCAAGCTGGAAGAGCGTGGCCTACTGCGTGGCGCCCTGAAAGACACCGCTGAATACCTCTACAAGCTGTGCGGCATCGGCATGCTGACGCGCAATGAAGGCAGGGAAATGCTGGACCTTAACCCGCTCGAAGGCCTGGACGAACCCCTGACCCCCATCAACCTCTCTGCCGATCTGGCGGCCGCTCAGAAGGACAACGCCAATGCGTGACTACATCGATTGCGATTTCAAGATCAAGGCCGTCTCTGAAGACGGCCTTTTTTCTGGGTACGGCTCCGTCTTCAACGTGGTGGATTCCTACAAGGAAGTGGTGGTCCCCGGCGCCTTCACCGAAAGCCTCCAATCCCGCATTCCCTCCCTGCTGTGGCAGCACCGCCAGGCTGAACCGGCGGGCGTCTATACCCAGGTCAAGGAAGACAACGTCGGCCTCTACGTTGAAGGGAAGTTATGCCTCAAAACTGCACGGGGAGCCGAGGCCTATGAGCTGATGAAGATGGGGGCCATCACAGGCCTCTCCATCGGTTACGTCACCCGGGAAGACAGCTACGACAAGGTTTCCGGCATTCGCACCCTGAAAAAGCTGGACCTCTGGGAAGTATCCCTGGTCACCTTTCCCGCCAATGACGCCTCCCGCATTTCCGGCGTCAAGGGAATCGATTTCATCAATAGCCTGGCAGATGCAGAGGCCTTCCTGCGCGATGCAGGCGGGCTCAGCCGCCGCGAGGCCGTGGCTCTCGTGAGCCGCATCAAGTCCCTGCAGGGTCGGAGTGATTCCGATGGGCTGGGCGACCTGGCGGAACTCATCCGCTCCAACGTCAAAACCCTCTCTCTTTCCTAGGAGAAACCATGAAACACCACCTCACCTCCCGCCCGGTTGTTGTTCTGGGCATGATGCTCCTGGCCTTGGCTGCCTGGTCCCTGGGCATTGCTTCCCCTGAAATCGCTGCCGCCGGCGCCATGCTGCCCATCGGTATGGGCGAAGTCGATTTCGGCGAGCTGAAGTCCCTGCTGGAAAAGCAGAGCAAGGCCTTCGATGAATTCAAATCTGCCAACGAAGAGCGGCTGAAGGCTAAGGCCGACGGTAAGTCGGTTGCAGACTTCGAAGCCAAACTGTCCAAGATCAACGAAGACCTCAACCAGATCGCCGACCTCAAGTCCGCCCTCGATCAAGTTGAAAAGAAGATGAACCGCCCCGGTGCTGGTGGCGATGGTGACCCGGCCAAGTCCGAGCACAAGGAAGCCTTCGGCAAGTTCCTCCGCAAGGGCGTTGATGACGGTCTGGGCGAGCTGCAGCAGAAGGCCTACAACATCTCCACCGATGCCGATGGTGGCTACGCGGTCCCCGAAGAGTTGGACCGCGAAATCCTCACCCTGCTGCGCAACGTCTCCCCGATGCGCGAAGTGGCCAATGTTCGCATTGTCGGCAGTTCCGACTACAAGAAGTTGGCCAACAAGGGTGGCACCTCGGCCGGCTGGGTGGATGAAGACGATCCCCGCACCGCCACCGATTCCTCCCAGCTGGCGATCCTCACCCCGTTCATGGGCGAGATCTATGCCTACCCGCAGGCTACCCAGCAGATGCTCGATGACGTCTTCTTCAATGCCGAATCCTTCATCACCGACGAAGCATCTGTTGCCTTTGCTGAGAAGGAAGGCGCCGCCTTCACCTTGGGTGATGGTACGAAGAAGCCGAAGGGCTTCCTGGCCTACACCGCCGTGGCCACCGACGACGCCACCCGTGCCTTCGGCTCCCTGCAGTACATCGCCTCCGGCGCCGCTGCTGATTGGGCTGCCACTACTCCCCAGGACAAGCTCCTGGATGTGGTCTATGCCCTGAAGAAGGGCTACCGCGCCAATGCTAAGTGGATGCTGGCCAAGTCCGTCCTGGGCGACGTGCGTAAGCTGAAGGACGCCGATGGCAACTATCTGTGGCGCCCGGGCCTGGAGTCGGGCCAGCCCGACACCCTGCTGGGCTATGGCATCGTCGAGAACGAAGACATGCCCGCCAAGGCCGCCAATGCCCTGTCCATCGCCTTCGGCGACTTCAAGCGGGGCTACACCATCGTGGATCGCATCGGCACCCGCCTGTTGCGCGACCCCTACACCAACAAGCCCTTCGTCGGTTTCTACATGACCAAGCGTGTCGGCGGCTTCCTGGCCGACTCCGCCGCCATCAAGCTGCTGAAGTTCGCCGCCTCCTAACCCGTCCACCAACCGTGAATGGCCGCCTCCGGGCGGCCATTTGCTTTGGGAGAACTCCATGAGTCAAGAAAATACGGTACTGGTCATCATTGGCCAGAACTTCAAGTTTGCCCACCGTGGCTGCGACGTCGTCGAATACAAGGCGGCTGCTGAGCCCCAGGAAGTCCCTGAAGAAGTTGCCAAGCTGGCCATCACCGAAAAATGGGCCAAGTTCCCTGGTAAAGCCAAGGGAGCTGCCAAGAAAGATGGCGGTAATGCTGGCGCCGGTGCCGAAGCTTCTGGTGATTCCACCGCCACCATCCAGGCATTGGCCGACCAGATCGCTGCTCTGGAAGCCAGTCTGGCCGAGGCAGCTGAAGAAGCCAAGCCCGCCCTGGAAGCCGAGCTGCAGGCCAAGCAGGCCGAACTGGCCCAGCTGCAGGGCGAGTAAGGGGAGGGCGCCGTGGGATTGGTCCTCGTTGAAGGCCCGACCGAGGAGCCCATTTCCCTCGCGCAGGCCAAGACTCACCTGCGGGCGGATCACGATGATGACGACGCCCTCATCGGCGGCCTGATCGTCGCCGCCCGCCAGCTCGCCGAAAACAACATGCGCCGGGCCATCATGCCCCAGACCTGGCGCCTGTCCCTGGATGCCTTCCCGGTGGCCGGCATCGTTCTGCCGCGTCCGCCGTTGATTTCGGTCACCAGTGTTTCCTACCTGGATGCCGCCGGTGATCGGCAGGTGCTGGCTGAGGGGGGCTACCGGGTGCAGACGTCTGCACTTGAGGCCGTCGTCCGCCCCCTGTACGGCCAGTGCTGGCCCCAGGCCCGTCGCGATTCCGAGTCGGTCCAGGTCGAGTACCGCGCCGGCTATGCCGATGCCGCCGCCGTCCCCGCCGCCATCAAGCAGTGGCTACTGCTCTGCATCGGCACCTGGTACGCCAACCGGGAAAGCGCCGCCAGCGGAAAGCTGGAAGAGCTGCCCCGGGGGCACTGGGATGCCCTGCTCGATGCCTACCGTGTCTGGGGGTACGAATGATTCCCGCGGGAAAGTTCGACAAGCGCATCTGGCTGCGTCTCCTGGGTGAGCAGCCCGACAGCGGCACCGGAGTGGAAGAGCAGGAACTGATGCTCCGGCAGATGTGGGCCAAGCATGAGCCCGTGCATGGCCTGGTGCTGCGGGCCGGGGCCCAGACCAGCGAGACGCCCACCGACCTGTTTTTCATCCGCTCCGCCACCGGCACCCGGGTGGAAGAGATCACCGCCGAGCACGAGGTGCTCTACCGTGGCCACCGCTACCGCGTCCTGGACGCCATCGATCTCGAGGGCCGCCGCCAGGTGACCCGATTGAGCGTCAAGGATCTGGGAGTGTTCGATGGATAGCGATAACGCCAGCGGCAATATCGGAGGGATTGAGGTAGAGGTCGGACTGCGCTTCCACTCCATTGTGGACTTTGACCGTCGCCTGCTGCGCAAGTCGTTCCGGCAGGCCGGTGGTGTCGTCCGCAAGGAAGCCCGCCGCATCATCTCCCGCCGGGCAATCTCCAAGGCGGGTGAAGCCCCTGGTATGGATACCGGCCTGATGCGCCGCGCCGTCGGCATCGTCAGCCGCGGCAGCAAAGGTGGCTGGATCAAGATCGGAATCAAGAGCATTCCCGGCCATGATTTCTACCCGGCCTTCCTGTACTACGGCAGCCCCAAGACCGGCCTGGCCAAGCGTGGAAACTTCATGCTGCAGGCCCTGGATAACAAGCGCGAGGACGTGCGCAACATCATTCGCGACGCCCTCAAGGATTCGTTGAAGCCCCGCTGACATGCTGATCAATCCCATCATCGAAGCCCTGCGAGTACGGTGCCCCGTATTCCAGAACCGGGTTGCCGGGGCGGCCAAGTTCGACATCGGCCTTTCCGAGTCCGCCAAACTGGCGGTCCCCTGTGCCTACGTGCTGCCCCTGGATGACAGCCCCGAAGACAACACCTCCGCCAATGGCCTGCGCCAGAAGATGGTCGAGGCGATTGCAGTGGTGGTCGTGGTCTCCAACGTCGCCGATGAACGTGGACAGGCCTCTGCCGACCAGGTGGAAGGATTGCGCCGCATCCTCTGGCGGGCCCTCCTGGGGTGGTCCCCCAGCACAGAACATGATGGCTTCACTTTCCAGGGCGGAACCCTGCTCAAGGTCGATCGGGCCCGCCTCTGGTTCCAGTTCGAATTCGGCGCCGAGATGGTTATCGATAGCACCGACGGCTGGCAGGACGAATACCTCAGTGGCCTCCCGCCCTTCCATGGCGTCGAGTTCCGCATGGACTGCCTCGATCCCGCCGATTCCAATGCCGCCACGTCGCCTGACGGCCGGGTGGAGGTGCATTTCTCCGCCCCCAAGAGCGGCAACCTGCCCGAATAAGGCCCCACGATTTTCACCAGTCGAGCCCGCCACCTGGCGGGCTTTTCCTTTTCAGGAGCCCCCCATGTACGTCAAGCCCAAAGACGGCCGTCCTGTGCCGGACCCCGACCGCGGCGGCCTGCTGCCCGCGGCCGGCGCCGAAGTCCCCAACACCCAGTACTGGCAGCGTCGCCTGGCCGAAGGCGACGTGGAAACTGCTTCCCCGGCCACCCCGAAGAAAAAGGAGTCCTGATCCATGGCCATCTCCTTCAACACCATCCCCAGCAATATCCGGGTGCCCCTGTTCTATGCCGAAATGGACAACTCCCAGGCCGGCATCTACAGCCAGAACAAGCGCACCCTGATCATCGGCCAGATGCTGTCCAGTGGCACCGCATCCGCCAAAACCTGCATTCTGGTTTCCACGCCGGAACAGGCCATGGGGTTGTTCGGCCGCGGTTCCATGCTGGCTCGCATGCACCAGAAGTTTCGCCAGCAGGATGCCTTCGGCGAAGTCTGGTGCCTTGCCCTGCAGGAGCCGCCCGCCGGCGTCAAGGCGGCCGGCACCATTGCCGTGACCGGTCCGGCGGCCGAATCCGGCACCATCAACCTCTACATCGCCGGCCAGCGCATCCAGGTGCCGGTGGTGGCAGCGGATACCGCCACCGCCCTGGCCACCGCCATCGTCGCCGCCGTGACTGCCGCGCCGGATCTTCCGGTGGAAGCGTCCGCCACCGGTGCCACCGTTACCCTGACCTGCAAGTGGAAGGGCGCCAGCGGCAACGACATCACCATCGTCGAATCCTTCCTGGGCCAGTCCGGCGGCGAAACTCTGCCCCAGGGCGTAGGCCTCACCATTACCGCTATGGCAGGCGGTACGGCCAGCCCCAGCCTCACCGATGGCGCCATCGCCGCGATGGGTGACGAAGAATACGACTACGTGATCCACCCCTTTGCCGACACCACCAGCCTGGACGCCCTGCGCGATGAGTTCAACGACCAGACCGGTCGCTGGTCTTACTCCCGCCAGATTTACGGACACTGCTACACCGCCCTGCGGAACAGCCTATCGAACCTGGTGGCGGCCGGCCAACTGCGCAACGACCAGCACCACACCATCGCCGGCTTCGACATTGACATCCCTACTCCTGCCTGGGAGTACGCGGCCGCCTACGGCGGCGCCAATGTCGTCTGCCTCAACGTAGACCCCGCCAGGCCGACCCAGACCGCGCCCCTCAACGGCATCCTCAAGGCCCGGGTCGGCAAGCGCTTCATTTTCAACGAGCGGCAGTCCCTGCTCAATTACGGCATCGCGACCAGCTATATCGGCGGCGGCATGGTACGGGTGGAGCGTGCCATTACCACCTACCAGAAGAACAGTTGGGGCCAGACCGACGTCAGCTACCTGGATAGCGAAACGATGCATACCAGCGCGGAAGTCATCAGGCGCCTGCGTAACCGCATCACCCAGAAGTATCCGCGTCATAAGCTGGCCGATGACGGCACCCGCTTTGCGGCGGGGCAGGCCATCCTCACCCCCAGCGTGGCCCGCGGCGAACTCCTTGCCGAGTATTACCTGATGGAGCAGGACGGCCTGGTGGAGAACTTCGAACTCTTCAAGAAATACCTGATCGTCGAGCGCAACGCTAACAACCCCAATCGTCTGGATGTGCTGTTCCCTGCAGACTACATCAACCAGCTGCGCATCTTCGCCCTGCTCAACCAGTTCCGCCTGCAGTACCCGGCGAACGCTTAACCCCCAGGGGCGGCCCCAGTGGCTGCCCCGTCTTCAGGAGAAATCGAGATGGGACAAAACCGCATTGCCGGCACCTGCTACATCAAGGTGGACGGCGAACAACTGGAGCTTTCTGGCGGCGTCGAAATTCCGATGGCCCCCACCAAGAAGGAGCGCAAGAGCAGCTCCACCGGCGTCGTCGGCTACGCCGAGACCGTGCAGGAGCCCTACATCAAGGGCACCTTCTACGTGACCCCCGCCTTCCCCCGGGAAAAGCTGGAACAGGCCGACAGCATGACCATCACGGTGGAGCTGGCCAATGGCACCGTCTATACCCTTTCCGAAGCCTGGGTGGAGGGTGAGATGGTGATGAAGTCCGAAGAGGGCACCGTCGATATCGAATTCAGCGGCAAGAAAGGGATCTGGCAATGAGCGAACCCGTGAATGTTGTTCTGACTGGGAAGATCACCGCCCATGGCGAAGAAGTATCGCATCTTGAGCTTCGTGAGCCTACGACCGAAGACCTCATGGAGCTGGGCCATCCCACCCTGCTTCTTCCCAGTGCTGACGGTGCCGGTGTCGGTGTAGAGGTTCGTCCCAAGGTAATCGGCAATTACATTGCACGCCTGGGCAAGATACCGCCGTCGAGCGTCAAGCAGCTGAGCCTCAAGGACTTCGAAACCTGCTCCGGCGTGGTGATGGGTTTTTTCAACAACGGGGGCCAATAGACCCCCAGAAGTTGGAAAACGAAGTATTCGAGGTCGCCTACTTTTTCCGTATGGACCCCTCCCGTCTCCTCCAACTGCCGCTGAGTAGCTACCTTCGCTTCAGGCGGCAGGCGGAGCGGATTGCAGAAAAGATAGAAGAGTCTCGGAGGTGATATGGCCGATAACTGGATGCTGAAGGCAGTATTGAGTGCCAAGGACAACATGAGTCCCGCACTCAAGGCGGTTTCCCGTTCCGCCCGTAGTACCCGGAAATACCTGACGGACATTTCCCGAAGTGCAGGAAATCTAGCGGACAACGTAGGTTTGCCGCTGGGTCTGATCGCCGGTGGCTTGTCCGCTCTAACGTTTGCCGGTTTGAAGCAAACCATTCAGGGGTTTTCCGAGCTGGCAGGCGCTGTCAATGATGGCGCCAGGGCCATGCAGGTCAGCCGTGCGCAGTACCAGATGTTCAAGTACATTGGGGAGCAGTCGAATGTCCCTATCGAGGCGCTCAGTTCCAGCGTTGGTCGCCTCAACAAGGGCATCGGTATGGCCGCCGCCGGGAAGAACAAGGAGCTGGCCTCCCTGCTGAACAAGGCCGGTATCGCCATGCGTGGCGCCAATGGGGAGATTCGCAGCGGCGTTGACCTGCTGCCGGAAGTGGCTGACCTGCTGCAGCGCAATACCAATGAGGCGGTGCGGGCCAGGATCGGCAATGCCTTGTTCGGGAAGTCATGGGCAGAGCTGATGCCGCTGCTGGGCGATGGTTCCGATGGTCTGACGGAGCTCATGGCCCGTTATCACGAGCTTGGCATCGGTATTGACGACGATGCCATCAGAGCCGGTGATGCATTTGGCGACCAGATGGATGATCTGCGGCGCGTCACGGAGAGCTATGGCAACACCATCGCCGCCAAGCTGATTCCTACGCTTGGGCCTCTTGCCGAGCAGACGATTCAGTGGATGGTGGCAAACCGTGATTTGATCTCGACCAATGTCGCCAATTACCTTTCCGAGATTGCAACGGACCTTGCGTCCATTGACTGGCAGGGTGCTATCGAATCTGGCCGCGAGTTCGTTGGTGGTGTCAGGAGCATGATTGAGTGGGTTGGAGGGGGTAAGAATGCGCTCATCCTTCTGGCTCTAGTGATGAATGCCCAGACAATTGCTGCCACGGTCGGGCTTACCGCCTCCATTGTGCGAGCCACTTGGGCTCTTGGTGCCTTCACCGTGTCAGCAGTTCCTGGGGCCATCGGTGGGGTGAAAAAGCTTACTTCGGCGATGGCCTTGGCAAATGCTGGTGGCGTGACAATGCTGGGTACGGTTGGTCTGCTCGTGGCTAAGCTCGGTCTTCTTGCCGTCGCCGCGACTGCCGGTTGGGCTGCTGGCTCATGGCTCAACGACAACGTAATTAATCCCGCCGTACAAAAGCTCAGCGGTCAGCAGGATCAAACGTTGGGTGGCTGGATTTACGATGCCCTGCACCCAGAAGAAGCTGCCGCCATGCGCCAGCCATCTCTGGTCGGTGCCGGCTCCAGCCAGGTGTCGGGAAAAATAACAGTGGACTTCCAGAACGCGCCGGAAGGGATGCGTATTACCGAATCGAAGGCGGCTGGTCCGGTGGGTCTGGATCTGAATGCAGGCTACAGATCGTTTGCCACCGGTGCGCCGTGAAATGATTTACTGAGTGGCTACTGCTGCAACCCCGTAGGCCGCATCGGTGTCGGTAGATGAGACCGGTTGGCCGTCCCGAAGAATGGTGACGACCAACTGGCCCCGTTCAGATTGTTTCTGGAAAGACACTGAAACCATCTGCCCCCGCACCTGAAGTTCACTGGGAATCCGCATATCAACAGTCTTCTGTGTGCTGGAACCATCCGACTTGATAACCATGTATCCACCGCTGACCTTGAGTCCATTGGTGCCACTGATCTTGATGGTGTAGTCGGACTCGCCACCAACTACCAGCTTGGCAGCTGCCCCCATCTGGCTCCCAGTGTTTGAGTCACAGCCGGCCATCGCCAGGGCAGCGGCTAGGGCAATCCAAATTCCTCTTTTCATTCCCATCTCCGTGTTGTTTTAACGCTCGAATGCTAATCGAATAAGGCGAAGCTGACAAAATGGCGCTCAAAGACAACCTACGCCCCGCCAGCTTCCGGGGGGTTTCGTTCCATGTCGAATCCAGCGATATCGAGGCCGGGCGGCGCACCCAGGTGCATGAGTATCCCCAGCGCGATAAGCCTTATGTGGAAGACCTGGGGCGGGCCGCCCGCGGTATCCAGATCACCGCCTTCCTGATCGGTGCCGACTACATCTCCCAGGCCAACGCCCTGCTGGGTGCGGTCGAGGCAAAGGGGCCCGGCGAGCTGGTCCATCCCGAGCTGGGCACCATGACGGTGAGCATCGAAGGCAAGGCACGCCTTTCCTTCGATGCCAAGCTCGGGCTGGCTCGGGTGGCCTTCACCTTCACCGAATCCGGTGACCTGGAGTTCCCTTCCGCCGGCGCCAGCACCCAGGCACAAAGCCGGATGGCGGCTGTGGATATCGAGAATGCGGCGGTCGATTCCTTCATCGATAGCTTCAGTGTGGATGGCTTCCAGGACTTCGTCAGCCAGGAGGCCGGCAGCGTGCTGACTTCGGTTTTCGGTGCGGTTGGCGGCAATGGCCTGCCCGGGCTCGATGGTCTAGGCTATGCCTCGCGGGCCGTCTCCGGCCTTCAGGGTTCCCTGGGGTTGCTCACCAACCCTTCCAGCCTGGCATGGACCATAACCCGAAGCCTCGGCATTTCCGGCTTGGCCGGCGTCGGCCTGGGGTGGGCGTCGGTGATCCGCTCCCTGGTTCGCCTGCTGGGTGGTAGCGCTCTATCCAACCCGGCCCAGCCCAGGATCTACACGACCAGCCGGCGCCAGGTCTACACCAATGCGGTGGCGATCAACAGTCTGACCCGCCAGGTGCTGCTGGCCCAGGCCGTCGGTGCTTCAAGCCTGGTGGAGTCCGGTGTGCAGGATGAAACCGTGGCCCTGCGCAATGAGCTGGTGACGGCCATCGATACCGAATGCCTTAGCGCCTCCGACAAGGTCTTTGCATCCCTGTCTTCTGCCCGCGGTGCCGTGTGGTCCGACCTCACTGAGCGCAGCCGGGATGGCGCTCGTCTGGCTACCCTGACGCCGGCGGATACCACGCCGGCCGTGGTGCTGGCCTACAACTACTACGGCGATGCCGCCCGCGAGGGAGAGATCGTTACCCGCAACGCCATTGCCAGGCCCGGCTTCGTGCCGCCTGAACCCATCAAGGTCCTATCCCGATGAACGAACCCGATACCCTGGCCACGGAAAACCTGGTTCGCCTGGTGGTCAATGGCGAAGAGTTCGGCGGCTGGAAGTCGGTGCGCATTACCCCCGGCATCGAGCGCCAGGCCCGGGACTTCGATCTGTCGGTGACCGACGTCTGGCCCGGCCGCTCCGAGGTTCCTCGCCGCATTCGCCCGTTCGATGCCTGCCAGGTGTTCATCGGCAGCGATCTGGTGCTGACCGGCTACGTGGATGCCACGCCCATCAAGTACGACGGCAAGAGTGTGACCGTCAGCGTGCGGGGGCGAAGCAAGACGGCGGACCTGGTGGATTGCTGCCCGGTGGATTCCGGCGAAGGTGTCGGCAGCGACGCCGGCACCTGGGCCGAAGTGAAGGGCAAGGATGCCGGTCTGATAGGCCGCATCATCAAGGCACCTGCCCGCACTGCCACCCAGTGGCGCCACGCCAAGCTGGAAGTGATTGCGGCCGCCCTGGCGGCGCCCTACGGCATTCGGGTGGTAGCAGAGGTCGATACCGGCGCGCCTATCCCAGATCACCAGGTGCAGGTGGGGGAGAGCGTCTTTGAATCCATCGATCGCATGATGCGCCTGCGCCACGTGCTTTCCACCGACAACGAGCAGGGCGACCTGGTCATTGTCGATCCTGGCAGCAGGGGGCGGGCGGCGACCGCCCTGGAATTGGGTGTCAACATCCGATCCTCCGATGCCGGCCTGGATTACAAGGGCGTGTTCAGCGAGTACCGGGTCAAGGGCCAGCGGGCCGGCAACGACCAGGAATTCGGCGAGGATGTGAGCGAATCCGAAGGGGTGTCCGATCTGACCGGCGAGAGCTTTTCGGCCGGCGACACCCGCTCCAGGCGGCGTCGGGTGCTGGTGATCCAGCAGAGCGGCCAGGCCGACGACGGAACCTGCCGGGACCGGGCGGAATACGAGCGTGCCCACCGGGCTGCCAAGGCTCTGGAGACGACCTACGTCGTCACCGGCTGGCGTCAGGAAGACGGCTCCCTGTGGTTGCCTAACCAGACGGTACGGGTGAGGGACGGCTTGATCGGATTCAACGATGACATGCTGATCGCCGAAGTGAGCTACATCCTGGACGACCAGGGCATGCGCTGCGAGATCCGCGTCGGCCCGCCCGACGGCTACCGAACCAAGGCCGGAAAGCTGAAGAAGTCCCAGAAGGGTGGCGGGACGGACTGGAGCGACGTGAAATGAACCTTGAAAGAATGCTGGGCCCGATTCAGCGGCGCATCAATAATCTGGCGGTCCGTGGTGTGGTGACTCTGGTCAATGCCACGGCCAAGTGCCAGACCCTGCAGCTTCGCCTGCTTTCCGGGGAAACCAAGGACAACGTTGAGCATATGGAGCCCTATGGCTTCACGGCGCACCCCAAGGGTGGTGCCGAGGGCGTTGCCCTGTTCTTCGGTGGCGACCGATCCCATGGGGTGACGCTGGTGGTGGCGGATCGCCGCTACCGCCTCCAGGGGCTGGAAGCCGGCGAGGTGGCTCTGTACGACGACCAGGGCCAGAAGGTGCACCTGACCCGGGACGGCATTCTGGTGAAGACGGCAAAGAAGATCCGGCTCGATGGCGAGCATCTGGAGTTCCACGCCGCCAAGAGCTACAGCTGGGATGTGGCTGGCTACGGCCAGCGCATCACCTGGGTATCCGGTACGGAGTGGGAGATCAAGAGCTGGCAGCAGGGCGCCACGGTGACAGGCGTCCCCTTGCCGATCCATCCGCCCGAGGGGCCTTGACGCCCGTGTTAATCTGAAAAGTAGGGCAGGGCAACCTGTCTCCCTCGAACAAGCCGCCTCCGGGCGGCTTTTTTATTGGCCGTTCCCATGCTCGATGATCAGCCCATCACCGTCGTGATCAATGGCCTGAGCCAGTCCCTGGGGCTCGAATCCAGCCAGCCGCTGGTGCGGGCGGTGGTCATCAGCCTCTTCACCTGGGCCCGGGCCAAGGATGACGACCGTCTCCCCGGTGATCAGCGCATGGGCTGGTGGGGCGATACCTTCGCCCCCCAGCAGAATGACAGGATCGGCTCCCGGCTCTGGCTTCTCTCCCGCGAGAAGCTGCTGCCCGATGTGCCAAAGCGGGCCAAGGAGTATGCCGAGGAGGCCCTGGCCTGGCTGGTGGAAGACAAGGTAGCCAGCCGCGTCGAGGTGGAGGCGGAACGGCAGGGGATAGACACCCTGGCCCTGGCCTGCCGCATCTACAAGCCTGACGGCTCCCTGGCCGCCGATATCCGTTTTGCAGACGTGTGGACAATCATCAATGGAATATAGCCGCCCCTCCCTTGCCGAGCTGCTGCAGCGCATCCGGGCGGACGTCCTGTCCCGCATCACCTCGGCAGACGATACCCTGCGCCGGGCCGATGCGGAGGTGTACGCCCGCGTTCTGGCCGGCGTTGCCCATGGTCTGTACGGGTTCATCGCCTGGGTCGCCGAACAGATCCTGCCGGACCAGTGCGGCGAATGGATGCTGGCGCGGTGGTGCTCGATGTACGGCATCGTCCGAAAAGATGCGGCTGCCGCGACGGGCTCTGTCACCTTCACCGTCCAGGCCGGGGCTTCCATTCCCGCCGGATCCGCCTTGCAGGCACTTGATGGCACCGAGTACACCACCACGGCGGACGCTGTTGTGGCTGGTACGGCGGCCACGGCCATGGTCGTTGCGTCGGCGGCCGGTGTTGCCGGCAACCGGATTTCCGGGGAGTCCCTGCGCCTGGTGTCGCCGATCGATGGAGTACAGCCGACGGCCCTGGCCGGCGAGTTGTCCGGCGGTGCCGATCTCGAGGAGATCGAAGACTGGCGCTTGCGTCTGCTGCGGCGAATCCGCAAGCCTCCCCAGGGTGGCAGCCTGGACGATTACGAGACCTGGGCCCTGGAGGTAGCGGGAGTGACCCGGGCCTGGGCCACCCGGGGCGAGATGGGGGCCGGCACCGTAACCGTCCGCTTTGTGCGCGACAACGATGGCACCGGCAGTGCCATCCTGCCCAGTGCCGGTGAAGTCGAATCGGTACAGGCCTACATTGATGAGCGGCGGCCGGCAGGCACCAAGCAGGTCTATGTGGTTGCCCCCTTGGCCCAGGTGGTTGACTTCACGTTCTCCAGCCTGGAGCCGGATACCAGCACCGTCCGTGCGGCGGTGGAGGCGGAGCTGGCCGACCTGCTGCTACGTGAGGCGACGCCTGGCGGGCGGGTTCCGTTGTCCCATATTCGTGCCGCCGTCTCCGCCGCGGCCGGTGAAAACAATTACGTCCTGGCCGACCCGTCGGCCGACGTAATCAGCAGCACCGGCTACATGGCCATCATGGGGGCAGTCACATGGCCCTGACCGCGAGTGATTACCTGGCGCAGGAGCAGGCCCTGCTGCCGACAGGCCCCGCCTGGCCGCGTGACGACGAGTCTTTTCCCCCTCGACTGCTGCGCGGGCTCGCAGAGGAATTTTCCCGGCTCGATGCCCGGGCCGCCAACCTGTTCGAGGAAGCGGATCCGCGAACCACCCAGGAGCTTTTTTTCGGCTGGGAGTCCGTCGCCGGCTTGCCGGATGCCTGCGTCGAGGCCTTCGGCGATGAGCAGACCATGGCCCAGCGCCGGGCCGCCCTGGTGGGGCGGATTGTCGGAGTTGGCGGCTGTTCCCGTTCCTATCTGATTTCGGTAGCCGAAGCCTTGGGCTACGCCATCACCATCACCGAGTTCTCCGAGCATAACGTCGATGACGATGTCGATGCCCCGCTCTGCGACGAAGCCTGGAACTTCGCTCTGCAGTTCAACGGTTCGCTGAACACCGTCAATGAATTGACGGTCGATGACTCGGTCGATGAACCTTTGGCTAGCTGGGGCAACGCCCTCCTGGAGTGCGTCCTGCAGCGCCAGGCGCAAGGGCACCTCACTATTCTCTTCAGCTACACCTAGGAGCAACTATGGACCGGTTTTACTCTGCAAACGTATCTGGTACGGCGCCCACTCCTCCTGCCGCCGGCGCTGTCGGCTATCCGCGTCCTGGGAACCCGGGGACGGGGGCGCCGGCCACCAAGCCGGGGCCGTACTGGTTCCACATGGTCACCGAGGAGATCCGAAAGGTAATCACCGATGCCGGGATGGTGCCGGACCATCTTAATGTCGCCCAGCTGTCTCAGGCAATTCAAGCCCTAGGTGGTAGCTTAGCGAAAGTGCATGGGCAGTGTCGTCTCGCCAAGGCTGGCGCTAATCTCACCCTGTTGCCGTTAAATGGCAACAGGATTCTGATCAATGGGAGCGTCCAGACAGTGTCATCTGGTGGCGTATCCTTATCGGCGGTCGGTTTGACCCCTGGAACTCTTTATTACATCTATGCATACATGAACGCTGGCGTAGTGACGCTGGAAGCTAGCGCCACCGGCCACAGTGCCGATCCTAATACGGGCGTTGAAATAAAGACCGGAGATGTTACCCGTACCCTGGTCGGTATGAGTCGGTTGGTCGCTGGTCCTGCCTGGCAAGACACTGCATCTCAGCGCTTTGTTCGCTCCTGGTTTAATGATCCAGGCATTCAAGGCATTAATGGGTTGGCTGTCGATCGCTCTACTGCGAGCGGAACGGTGGTCGAGATCAGCGCATCCGCTACTGAGCGTGTTGAATTTCTGGCTTGGGCGAATGAGCGAGCGAAGTTTGAGGCCTCTGGTTCCTGCACCAACACTTCCGGCGGGAACAATGGGGTGTTGACAAGCATCGGCATCGATGCGATCTCGGTCAATGCGAATGCATTTACGTGGGCTGGTGCCGGCTCCGGCCTGAGTGCTGGTCAGTACGTATTCGAGCCAGCGGCTTGTAGTGTTACGGCTTCCCTAACTGAGGGGTACCACTATGCAACCCTGGTGGGATACGCCTACAGCGGCGGTACGTCGGTGTGGAGGTCAGGGTCTGGTATTAACGTTTTTGTGGGTTAATCATATGAAAAAAATTGGTGCAACTTTTGGTGCAGAACTAATAGCTGCCGGCCTAGCTGGTGTGCCGATCTCATTCGGCGGCGATGGGAATATTAATTTCGGCGAGAATATTTCGTCTGTCGACCGTGCTGCTGTTATGGCTGTGTATGAGGCGCACGATCCGGTTGTATCTGAGCGCTCTAAAAAGTGGGAGTCCATTAAGGCCGAGCGCGATCGCCGTACTGAACAAGGGGGATTCAAGGTCGGGGACAAGTGGTTTCACTCCGACCAGAAGAGCCGCAGCCAGCAGCAAGACAATGAGGCTGCTGGCGAGGATCTGGTGCAGGAGGATTGGAAAACCATGAATGGAACCTTCGTCACCATGACTACTGATCTTGCTCGATTGATCCGTCTGGCACGAATGTCTAGTGATCGGGCCATCTTCGTTGCTGCCGAGAAGCATCGTTCAGCCATGGAGGTCTGCGAAAACCCAGATTCCTACGATTTTTCAGGTGGTTGGCCTCAGTCGTTTGATGAGTTCACAGCAAAATTGGAGGAGTGATCCTTCTCCATCATTTCCAAGCCGCCTCCGGGCGGCTTTTTCTTTTTGTGCCTACGGAAAGGGACGGTAATGCCGGAACCGACTAGCAGCAGTTTGGCAGCGGGAGTAGGGGCCGCTTTCCCCCTCACTGTGGTTGGCGTCATCACCGGCGTCGATGCCTGGACCATGGGGGCGGCTTTCGTGGGGGCTTTGCTGGCCACCCGCAAGTTGGAACCGGTTGGCAAGGTGTGGGCGGTGCTTTCCATGATCTCGGTAGTGATCTTCGCCCTGCTCGTGGTCTGGAGCACGGCGGAGTGGCTGCCGAAATTCATGGGGCAGCCGGTAGAACTCGGTACCGCCCGCTTCCTGCTGGCCTGGCTGGTTGGTCACTACGCCCAGACGACCCTGCTGCCCAACGGAGCCCGCCTGATCGATGCGGCGACCGGGCGCCTTACCCGGCTGCTGTCTGGCGGGGGAGGGGAGTGATATGGACATCATCCTCCAATCGGCATTGATCGTTGCCGTGGCCCTGGTGGTGCTTCTCGCCATCCTGGTGGTCAATGACATGACCAACTTCACCTGCAACGTCGTCTCCGGCGCCTGGTGCTTCCTGGGGGCTACCGCCATGTTCCTCCTGGTGGCCCTGCTGTCCCGTCAGCATGTAGGCGAGACCATGTTGGCTTTCGTGCTGGCTGTCGCCGGCGTTATTGCCACAGACCGGCGTCGCTCCTGGCGGCGGCCGGGGCGCCGGAGGCGGGCATGATCACCGCCGCCGTCCTCCGCCAGGTGATGCCACTCTCCGCCGGCCTGGCTGAAGTGTTTGCACGGCCGCTGACCACGGCATGCCAGCGCTTCGGCATTGTCGAGCCCCGCCACCTGGCCAGCTTTCTGGCCCAGGTTGCCCACGAATCCAGTGAGCTGCGGGTGCTGGAAGAGGGGCTGAACTACAGGAGTGCCGATCGCATCTGCAAGGTCTTCGGCAAGAAGCGCTTCCCGACCCTGGCCAGCGCCGCGCCCTACGTCGGCAATCCAAAGGCCCTGGCCAGCCGCGTCTATGCAGGTCGCCTGGGTAACGGCGACGAGGCCAGCTGCGACGGGTGGAAATATCGTGGCCGCGGTCTGATTCAGGTCACCGGCCGGGACAACTACCTGCTCTGCGGCCTCGCCCTGGATCTTCCGCTCCTCGAGGAGCCTGACCAGCTGAAGCTGACCGATCAGGCCGCCGGCAGTGCCGCCTGGTACTGGTGGAACCGCAACCTCAGCCCCCTGGCCAGCGATACCGATATCCGGGACGAAACTCGGGCCGTCAACGGCGGCAGCAACGGGCTGGAAGATCGGGAGCGCTACTACGCCCGGGCCCGCCAGGCGCTCGGCTGCTGAAAGGATCGCCATGCTGGATCAACTGAAACGCTTCACCCCTTCACCCTGGCTTCTCCTGGCGATAGCCGTCGCCGTTGGCATTGCCTACATCGTAGGCCGCTCCGACGGGTCGGCCTTGGCCGAAGGGGAGCGCAACGCCGCTCTGCTGGATCAGGCCCTGGCCTATGCCGGCGAGATCAAGGCCCGGCAGTCCAGTGCCGACTTGCTGTCCGGCGAGCTGGAACAGGCCCGGGCCGGACAAGAGCCACGGGATCGCATCATCACCAAGGAGGTACTGCGCTATGTGGAAGTCACCCCGTCTGCTGATCGTGTTCTACTGCCTGGCACTTGGCGCCTGCGCCACGACGCTGCCGCCACCGGAGTACCCCTCAAGCCCGGCGCCGCATCCCTTTCTATTGCAGCCTCCTGGCCAGTTGAAGACGCTGCCGCCCTCGAAACCGTCGGCGACAACTACCGAGACTGCCGAACCTGGCGCGACCAGCTCATCGGCTGGCAGCGCTACTACCGGGAGGTGATCCGCCATGGCCAAGGTGATCATCCTGGCGGAAATCCGGGCCCGGCGGAGTAGGGCGGGCCAGCTTTGCCCCGTCTGCCCCTTCCGCTGCTGGGCCTGGTGGTGGGGGTGGTGCAAATGAAAACCGGGGCATCGTAGCCCCGGTTTTGGATGATGCAGGCTTACTTCCTGCCCTTGGCGGGCGGTGGGCTGGAGATAGGCCGCTTGATGGTTTCGACTACATGGGTCTTCGGTTCAGAGCGAGCTTCCTTCACCGTAGTGAATTGGCCGCTGCCGGCGTCACGACCGACCTTAAAGGTCACAGTCTTTTCCTTGGACATATCTGGCTTCCTTTCTGGCTTTGCCATTCAAAAGAAGCGGCCGTATCACAACCGTTTCGGCTTGCTCAAGGTCTTTTGCCTTTGATACAGTCGCCGAACTTCTGTGAGGTAATGAATTTAGACCTCTTTCCGCCCCGCCAGGCCTATCCTGCGGGGCGCTTTCTTTTGTCGGCCCGAATTTACTGCATATAGTGGTGAGCACACAAGGGGCTACTATATGTAGTGGCATTCAGCAATCTAGCAGGCACCGCCAATCCTGCACCACCAGCTGCCGGCGACCGTCGCCGGCGTCCAACATCTCGAACCCCGTGAATCGCATCCAGTTGGCCCGCATCGATACCAAACGCGGGTCATACAGGATCGCCAGTACTCCCTCTTTGGTGACGTTCTGACGCAAGGTCAGAGCCGGAACATTCTGGAACTCCGTCACCCACTCCCCATCCAGCATCAATTCCCCCGTCAGCGGCGTCATGGCCGCTGACTCCCTGTCAGGGATCTTGACCCCTCCCTTTCGAACCAAGTAGACCTGGGCTTTCATTGCTGACAATCGGTAACTGTGTTTATGTACAGTTAATAGGCTAACAGCAGCTTCTACAAAAGCAAAACGCCCCGCATGGTTGCGAGGCGTAACGCGCTGAAAAAACTGGAAATTGTAGAAACAAAAATACGTATTTATAGAAATTAATCAGATAGATACGGATATATTTTGATAGAATGCGCCATTCTACAAGGATTCCGAGAAAAAGGCCGCCCATGGCCCTGGTGGAAAAATCAGTATTGATCGAGTTTTCGGCCCAGCAGATGTTCGATCTGGTGGACCGGGTGGAGGACTATCCCCAGTTCCTGCCCTGGTG